ATGGCACCATTAATAACAGGAATATATATGATGAAATATGGTTCAGTTACTAAATATGATATACCTGTTATTCTTAAAAGTAAAAATAAAGATATATTATTAAATATCGATGACTATCCTAATCTCCTATAATTATAAGTTAAATTTATGATAAAATTTAATATAATTTATATATATATATATAATGGGCGGATCTACAATACAATTAGTGTCACGTGGTAGTCAGGATATATATTTGACTGGTAATCCACAAATTACTTTTTTTAAAGTTGTATATAGAAGACATACTAACTTTTCCATGGATGATATAATATTAGCTACAATTCCTACACCTGGATTCGGAACAAGCACCACTGTTACAATAAAACATTTAGGTGATTTAATTCATAAAGTGTCTTTAGTATATAAAGCTAATAATATTTATGCCGGACATGGATTAGCTAACCCCACTACTGCATTAATAGATTATGTAGAATTACGCATAGGCGGGTATAAAATCGATAAGCAATTTGGTCATTTTATAGAGGCATGGATGGAATTAACTAAACCTAATCCAAACGGTACTATTTGTAATATATCACATATTGATGATATATCTATATCACATTTAGCCAGTAATTCAGATATAGCAGTTGCTACTGCCTGTAAATTTAGCGGTTCGTTTTCTGCTTCTAAGGCCACACCGAGTTTAAACGATCTCGCCGCGCCTTATTATTTCAATAATCGATTGAATAAATTAACTAATATACTAGGAACAGGTATGAGTTATCCACCTACTAAATTTCAAAAAACTTCACGTTGTGGTGGTTGTTACTGTGAACCAACATACCTTCAGGAGATACAATCGGGTTACCAAGAGGATAAATGGTCGGCCCATGAGCATGAAAAATTTACAGATAAAATTGGGGACCAAATCTCCCTTTACCCAAGGCGAATCAATGCATCCTTAGTGATGAGTGCATCCTGTAGTGATTTTCATATAACCGCGGCTACGTCAAGTGCGTCGGTTATGGGTGGTAATGCTGCTAAGGAAGTAGGTAATAGGCTGAACGCATCAGGTATGATCACGAGTATAGCAAATATAAAAAAATCATTAACGACAGGTTCTATTATAGGTTTTTGTACTTTAGACATTCCGTTTTGGTTCAATAAAGATCCTGGATTATCTATTCCTTTAATAGCTTTACCTCATAGTGATGTAGATTTAGAAATAGCTTTCAGTTCGCATGAATCAGCATTTTGGACTAAATCTTTATATAAGAAAAATTCGGGTGATACCGGTAATAATTATATGGCATTTAATGGAAATATCTCCAATAACCAAAATGCTTTTAACGCATTCTCAACTGATCATTTATACCCTATCAGATCTGAGTCAGGAAATAAGATAAATTTCAATATAGACATAAAAATACAATATATTTATTTAGATACAGATGAAAGGAGACGATTTTCTGAGATATCACACGAGTACCTTATTGAACAAGTACAACATCAACATGTAGCAAATGACAAAGATATAGATTTATCAGGTTTTTCTAATCCTGTAAAGGAACTTATATGGTGTGGTAAACCTTATGTAAAGAGTCATATTGTATATGATGATGGGAACACCGAAACATCTGAGAGTGCTCAAAAACTAAATAATGGACAAAACGCACATCCTTCTGGAACATATTTTCAACCAGGAGTACATGATAATATTGCTGGTGGATCTGTATTAAATTCTAGTTATACTTTAGGTTTTGGAAACCAAGATAGCGTGCTTGCGTCGCATGGAGAAAAATACACGGCGGATCATACAAAAGAATTTAATAATCATGGTAAATTTGTAGTTGGTCTTCTTGGACCCTCTACCCCCAGATCATTAGATGATTGTAATTGGCAGATATCAATAAATGATTTAAGTAGAACATCAATACTTCCACTTCAACATTATACACGCAATAATGTTCATAATTACCATACAGGGTATGGGTCAGTATGTAGTCCGGATTCAATTGCTGTATACTCTTTCGCTCTCAAACCCGAAGAACATCAACCATCTGGAACATGTAACTTCTCAAATATTGATAGAATTATGTTACACAGATATAAAGGACAGGCGCAAAATACATTTATGACGCCCTTAAATGTCTATGCGATCAACTATAACATTTTACGTATCATGGGAGGCAAAGCCAGCATGGCTTACATGTAATAAATGTTTGTTTATTCAATATATTAAATATAATTTAATATATATATATATAATGCACAAAATTTGGAAATATAATAAAGGTATAACAGATATTCAGTTGTCCGGGAACCCAGAAATATCTTTTTTTTCTAAAGTTTACAGAAAACATACTCAATTTGGAATTCAACGTGTAAGAATGTATGATGTACAGCATGGGGTTCAGAATCAAATAAATTATCATGGTGATTTAATTAAAAGTATTGATCTAGAGATTCGAAGTATAACGTTTAACCACGAGGATATCCCGATACCAGATAATATAGGTACCACTATATTGGGAGATATTACTTTGAGAACATCTAATAAACAAATTGAAAAATTAAGTGGGTCATATATAGAAATGTATTATCAATTAAATAATCCTATATCATTGCATAGTTTTTATGAAACAATACCTTCAGATTATATAGAGGGAAACAAGGTAACATGTAATACAGGTAGTATGTTTCAAAAATTAACATTATCTGGTGGTGTATTCAACTTGGATAATAAAATACTCGGCAGCGATGGTGTGTTAGACGTAATATTACCTATTCCTTTCTCATTTGCATCCATTACCTCATTATCATTACCATATTTATTATTCCATTTAAATAATCCTTTAAACATTCGATTCGAAATCGATACGGCCTTGGTAAATACTGTATATACTAAATTTAATTTTATTATTAATTATATATACCTTGAAGAAGAAGAGAAGCAGAGATTTAAGTCATCTACAAATGAATATATTATACAAAAGGTGGAACCATGCACTATTACCTTAAAAAATGGCATATTAGAATATAAAATTCCACCAACATATGGAAATATCAAATCTATAATATGGAAAAATATTAATAATTATTATGATTATAATATATCTATTAATAATATATTAGTATGTCGTAAAAATAAAAGTTATCATTATTGGACAAAGCATAATATAAAAAGATATAATCTTATAGGAGGTGGACGCAAGGTATCCACTGATATAAAAGACAGGCATATTATATCAGATAATAGTATAGCAATATATACTTTTGGATTAGATGATAAAAAAAATGATTCTCCATCTGGTTCTGTAAATTCACATAAAAATAAAATAGCCATTATTATAGACGATACAGAAACAACCGATACATTACAAAACTACCCTGATTTTACATTATATATAATATCATATAATATATTAACAATTACAGATGGAAATATTAAACTAAACTATACTAATTAATTTATGGTTTTTTTATGTATTTTAATTTATATAAATTATATATAGAGTATGCCGTTAGAACAAATTAATATGAACAGCGAAATGGACCAAAGATTATCGGGAAACCCACAGATAACGTTCTTTAAGGCAGTCTATAGGAGACACACACCCTTCCATAAAGGATTATATACATATGAGAATTTCGAAATCGACAACGATACCGACCTCATTCGCAGATTTCCCATTTCATCCAGAACATATGACTTAATTACTAACATTTTTTTAGAAAACCAAATAAAGAAAATTTCACCAGATACAAAGTCTGAGTTTTATGCGAATTTAGGTAATACAATCATAGATAATATTGTATTTAGGGTTGGTAGTACTGATTTATATAAAGTCGATGGTCTTTTCCTGGAAGCCCAAGCTGAATTAGAGCACCCATACGTTCCAAGCGTTCATAATGGTTCATCCGTACCTCCTATTATGAGTACATTGAAGGATGCATCTTTAAAATGTGATACAGGAAGCAATTATAATGTGAACACGTTCGCTGGAGGGGTATCAGGATCCAAGACTAAAAGTAACACGGATAAATTTTTTACCTACCCAAATTTCTACTTCTGTAGGAGCTATGGAAATGCTTTCCCCATAGTAGCAGTTAATAATAATCCAACAGAACTAATAATCACTTATAATGATAGAGCAAAATATAGTAAATTAGCTATGGACGTATTCGAACATACATTGTTCAGTAGTGTTAATATTGAATATGTAGATTTATCAGATGAAGAAAGAAAAAGGATTTTAAATAATTCGGAACCTTATATATATTATGATATATCAGAGTATTTCTATAAAACGTCTACACACTTCACTTATCCTATACGCCAAATATTCTTTATAGGAGTTTCGGATGGTCCCTCTGCATCACTGAGCTGTAATACTCCGTATTCAATAATAAAAGCTGGGATTACTTCAATAACCTTAATGCTCAACGGAGAAAATGTTTATGGTTCTAATGATAATGACCTGGATATTTATACAAAACATAATATCTATAGTGCTGGTTACCCAGGTTTTGGAAGGAAATTGTTATCTTATGAAGATACACCTAAAGTCGGACAAGGTTATTGGGATTCTATCGGAGTGTATACTTTCTGTCTTAATCCAATGGAACAAACCCAGCCAGATGGACACTTGCCTACTAACACGGAAATAAGTATTACTATTACTCCTCATGACAAAGGTAAAAATTGTAAAGTATATACCGAAAATATACGTTTCTTTCATATTTTGGGAGGACAACTGAGTCAGATATACATTTAATTAATAAATTTATTCATTAAAAAAAAGATTACAGATATTATAAAGCATCTTAGGATAGAAAAAATGGTATTGTCTGCCTCGATCCCAATTGATTTACAAATAAAAGTATTTATAACTGGCAGTGTAAGAACTATAATTATAGAAAATAGTATTAATGTAGGTTTAAATTCAGATAGTAAATCATATTTAGTACTTATTTTATCATCTAGTTTATTATCCATATCATTATTACCATTATTATCATTATTATTATTTTTTAACTGACTTAATATATTATCTTTATACTTATTCTGTTTAACTAGATTTTCTATTGCTAATTGCTGTGATTGGATATGGGCGTTCATCTGTCTGTGTTGTTCTTGTTGTTGTTGTTGTTGTATGTGGTTTTGGTTATTCTGTTGTTGCTGCTGAGTTGCCTGTACTAATTCTTCATTCTTTTTTTCCTGTGAGATCTCAGCCATTATGGAATCTACAGTAGAATTATCAATATTAGAATTTTCACCCATGCGTAACAATTCGTCTATACCTGTCATACCCTGATCTGAATTCTGTGTATTGTTCATTTTATATAATCTTTTTTATTATTTTATGAAAATTTAAACTTAATTATCACTTATAACTATTAAATCATTATCTATATTTCTATATAAAATCTGTCCTGCCATAGTACCAGCTATGACTGATATAATTATCTTTAATACTTCTTCTAATTTCATTTATATATTATATTATATATTTAATTTTTTATTATTATTTTCGAAAGATTATCTTCAATAATATATTGTATAAATATGATTAATGATAATGATATTAATAAAATTTTTGTATTAATAAAATCATTTATAGACATATTATATATTATAATATAGAAAAAAATGGCTGATATGGATAATGTACTTGATATGTTTGGTGGAGTCGATGAAGAAGACTCAAATGATAATATTAAAAACGAAAATTACTATATTTATGAGATATTAAAATTAATTAAATATGCAGATAATAATCAACTATACACATATGTTATGTTGAAAACGTTGTTATCAAAAAAAGAATTATTAAATGATAATCAAATAAAAGAAATAGGAGAATTATTAGGGATAAAACCTAAAACTATTATTAAAGAGAAGATAGTTGAAAAAATTGTCTATAAAGAACGTAAAGCGAAAATTAATAATTATGATGATTATTAGATATTGAATTCAATAAGTTGTTTGTTACTATTTTCTATTACCATATTCATACTTAATTTATTTAATTTAACCATCTTGACTATTTCTCTGAACGTGTCTATGCCTGATTTATTACAATAGTACATATTAATGTTTGATAAATGATTTTTAAAATTAATAATATCTTTATCAGTTTTCAACTCATATTTATACTTGAATCTATATGATGTATTCTTAATTAAATCATATTCAGTCATAGTATTCCATATGTCTGATAGAATTGAATTGAATTTTAGTTTTTCTATTTTAATATTGGATATTGTGCAACTCATTATAGAACATTTAGTAATATGATCATAAATTTCAGGTTCAAATACCACTTTTTTCAACGGTGTAAGTATTAATTTATTATCTTTAAAAACAATTGAATAATCAGATATATTATCAATTGTGATAGGTTCCATATTAAAATTTGATTAAATTAAATAAATTTAAT